CCCACATATCTCTTTTTTGTCAGCAGCAACAGACACTGGAACACCTTCTCCGACTCCAGTTTAATCGGGTCGGGGAACAGGAGGCTGCTGGTGTGGGCGGCCAGCCTGTCGCTAAATTGCAGCACTGTGTCAATGTGGAAACCCTCGCAGTTTATGAACAGGGAGTCGGTGTCTCCGTAGACCACGGTGAGCCTCGGGCTTGGGTTCTGCGGCAGGCCCGTAATAGAGGGGTCCTGGCATAGCTCCCTCAGGTGCTGGATGTCCACGGTCTCCACAAACCGCTTCGTCTTTTCCAGCATGGTCCGGCCCTGTAGGGTGACGGTTTCCGCAATGGTGAGGCAGGGCAGCATGCCCGAGGCCACCCCTGTGAACCCGTACACTGAGTTGCACGTCACCTTGATGGCCAGCTGCTGCTTGTCCAAAATTGTCCGCAGTTTATCGTCCTGACACTTAGCCAGCTCCCGTCTGATGGCCTTCCTCTTGGCCAGCCAGGCCGTCAGCAGACTGGCCAGCAGGGACTCAGTTTTGTGTCTCTTCACAAAGTGTACAGGCCCGCTGCTGATAGAGAAGGTCTCGTAGTCGTCGGGGGTCAGGTCTGGGAAGTCGGACAGCATCTCGTGGGGTACCAGGGTGGAGTAGCACAGGTTGTGTGCCTGGATGATGCTTGGGTACAGGCTGGCAAAGTCTACCACCAGCACGGGTGTGTTGTAGAATCCGGAAAGGGGGTTGATTACCGTAGCACCCTGGTAGCCCGCGGTGGCACCTGTGGTGGGCATGGGGAGGATGTAGCCCCTCTCTTGGGCCGCCGCCAGGAGGCAGGCGAACACCCGAATTTGCTGCCCGTCTGAGATCACCCGCCTGGGGGGAATGTGGGCGATTTTTGCAATCTCCGTGATTTCAATGTGCGTCATGAAGTGCTGTAGGAGGTTGAGGACCAGCACGGCGTCCTGAACGCAGTACAGACCCAGCCGGGCCCGGTCGCGGCTTGAGCCTCTAAACAGGATGGGTATGTCCTTGTATGTCACATCGGTCTTCTCCTCACCCAGGCACTCCTTAGCCACCGTGTTGAGCTTGTAGTCAGAGAGGCTCAGCTTGTCCCGGCAGATGTGATACATGTCTATCACGACCACCCCTGAGAGCTTGACCTTAGAGTGCGCTCGCATGAAGTTGCCCTCGTGCGGCTTGTACACGTAAAAAAGGGAATTGGACTTGGTCTTGCTGTACTCCTCGGGCTTGAAGTTGTACACGTGGCGGGCCCGGTCCAGGACGTAGGGGAAGTCAAAGTTGCAGATGTTGTAGCCAGTGATCATCTCCACGCCGTAGTCCCTGATTAGGGTAAAGAATGCATACAGCATGTCCAATTCAGAGGGGAACTCATACACGTCTATGCCTTCCAGGGGGTCGCAGGTGCCCACGCAGAGCAGGATGCGCCTCGGGTCCCCCTCGCTACCCACGGCCCAGATGGTGCAGGATATCTGGATAATTATGTCTTCGTCTCGCTCGGCCGAGGGAAAGCCGCGCTCGCCCAGGCACTCGATGTCAAAGGACAGGATGTTGTAGTGGGGCCAGTCCACCCGCTCAGAATGGAACTGCACGTCGCTCACGGCGCAGTCATACTCCAGCTGGGTGTGGGAGTCCCGCCGATCACTCGGCCTGGCGGACCAGTGGTGACATGTGTACCACCCAAAGGTGGAAAACTTGTTGTCAATGATAAATCGGGTGGGGGCGTCCACGTTGGCCTCGAACACCTGGTAGCCCATGCCGGAGAGCCCGTTGGCCAGGCTGCGCATGGCCGACGAGGACCACAGGGTGATCTGGTAGATCTCGCTGCTCGAGGTGCTGTAGCCGCTGAGAAACTTTTTCCGCGTAGGGGTCATGTGGACCCCGGCAGACCGATGGCCGGACTCCCGCAGCACGTGCTGGACGTCGCGCTGCAGGTTGACATAGGAGTCGTTGTAGACATAGAAGTACACTCTCTGCCCAAACACGTTCACGCAGGCGCTCTGTCCGCCCTCAGTTCGGCCAAACAGCTTGAGCACAATGCCCGAGGGGACAATGTCGGCCTGCAGGTGTGGGGGGATGTCGTCGCACCGCTCTGCCGTGTACAGAGCCTCCACAATATCGTACACGTGGAAGGTGAGTTTCCCGTTGCTCGGGGGTGGCGAGCTAGCGGCATCCGCCCACAGGCTAGGCCTCCCCTCGGGCAGGACAGGCAGCTCCCGGCCCTGATGGAAGGCCGTGGGGGGGATGCTGGTTTTGATCGAAAAGACGCCGTGCTTGTCTGGCTCATCACTCTTGAAGCATTTGGGGATCAGGCGGTGGTAGGATGGCAGTGTAGGGAGCGTGGTGCTGCGGGGGGGCTGCTTAAAACCCCGCAGGTAGGGGTTCCAGAAGGACAGCATTGTGGGGGAACACTAGTTTCTGCTCACCGGTCAGAAGCAAGGGTTAGAAGAGCAAACCAGGCTAGCAGGCGCGTGAGGCACAGCCTTTATTTTACAAAAGTTATGAGCAACACATTTGTACAAAGGCAACAAGTGAGTGATACATTCAGGCAGCTAGCCACGAGCGGCGCCTCACAGGGCGGCGGTGCTTTCTGAGGAGTCAGTCCTTTTGAGTGGCTGATAACCCGCTCTTTTCCTAAGCACATTCTTGGCCTTATCTAACCAGTCTCCCCTGTTGAGAAAACCACCGCCCCCTGACTCCTGCTTGTCCTCCTTTTCCTGTTTGTTCTGGTGGTAGTCATGCATTGCCAGCATAATTCTGTCTAGCTCCTGCTTGCTAATGGGCTCCACGTTCATCACCTCCCGCTGTTTTGTAATCTGTTGGATGTCCGGGTAAATCATCTGCACCGGGTTTTGGGCAAAGCTGGCGGCCCGCCTCCTCATGAGGATGACCATCACCACCACCGCAGCGAGGAGCCCAAACAGGAGCATGCCCCCGAAGGGGTTTTTGATGAAGTTAATGAGGCCCGTGACAATGGAGCTAAACAGGGTGGCTATGCTGCTCACCACGTTTACCACGGTCTTGCCCACTACCCCCAGGTCGTCCATGAGGCTGCCAAAGGCGTCCACAAACTGGTTCCTGTTGCTCTTGATGTCAGTCAGGTCTCTTCGCAGGCCCGTCACTCGCTGCGTGTAATAGTTGTACTCCCTGAACATGGTCTCGATGTCAAAGACCGTGCTCATGCGCTTCTCCTCCCTCGAGTACAGCTCTATCACCTGAAAGTCAATGTTCTCCACTAGGGTCAGGTTCAGCACGATGAAGGTGTCCAGGGTGGCCACGTCCGTCACCGGCATGGTTTTCACGTGCCTGTAATTCTTGTAAAAGTACATGTTGTCCCCCCCTTGAAAGTAGTGCTCAGTGTTTTCGTGGCACACCTCCAGGGCTGTGGTCGTGAGTAAAATCTCATTGTTCACCCCCAGCTGGCCCTTGTACAGGTGGCTGTCGTTGATGAACTTGAAGGTCACGGGCGGGCGGGAGTAGCACTCGTGTGCGTGGTCTTTTCCAGGCACGCGCATGTTTCTGTGCAGGGACACGCTCTGCTGGTCCACCACTACGCAGTGGGACACAGAGATTACGTCCCCGATGCGCTTGGCGGACACCGGCCGGCCGTAGATGGAGCT